ATGTGACGACGCTGCTGTGGAGAAGTCAAAGGGTTCTGGAGAATTTCTTTATCCTTCTCGATATGTTGTTCGATGCTGTCCATGTGTAGTACCTCCTTGGATTATTTATTGCCGTGATTAGACTGTTCTCCCTTCATTCCATAGGAATCTCGGGTCAGTTTAATGGTTGTTGTAAAGCTACCATTATTACTTTTTGTTCTATCATACGTGTGTGTTACTTCTGCAGCGAGATAGAGACCGCTACTTTCTATGTCTACTTCATTTTTTAGTGTCTCGGATGATGGTGCTTTATTGATCAGTCTAATGTCAACTCGGTCACCTGCACAAATTTCTGCATTTCCTGGTATTACGACTTGACATTGCTGTAGTTGCAACAATCTATATCTAGCAACTGACTGTGCAGCATAGTATTTCTGCCAGTCAGCAAACTTTGTTGGGTCTTTGCCTCCATCCGTAGGTTCTGGTGATGCTGGTTCAGGTTCATTATACCATGTTTCATGGTCCAATAGAATAGACATCAACTTACTAGGAGTTTTAGACAGATCTTTTCCTGTAGCACTTACTTGATTTAATGACTGTTGTCCACCCAAGTGTGCCATATTGTCAAAGGTATCTGTCAAGACATAATCATACTCTTCATACTGTCCAGTGGAATGATTGAAGAATACAATTTTAGATCCATACTGACCTTTTCTAAGACTAGACATTAGATCTAGGTCAGATTTGAATGTTGCTGATTTAATAGTAAATCTATTGTCACTATTATCACTTACATTGACCGCTCTTTCAACATATGGTCCCCATTCCTTGACATTCCATTTCTTAGATTTTAGTGGACTTTCTTCATCGGCGCATAGACTATCAACTGCAAAGAAATTATATCCTCTATGTGTTTCCCAGAAGAAAAACCCACTACTTCCCTTAACTTTCTTAGTTGCTGGGTCAGAAGATGCTGATGAACCAGAAGATTTAGCAGTTTTATCTCCACTATATTTTGCATGTGGAGAAACAGATTTTGCTAGCAGTTTGCTGATGATATCAAATGGTCTTTCTCTTGTAGGTAGATAACTTACCTCAAATAAAGAGTTTTCAGAAAATATTTGTTTAGCAGATCCTAGATATGAACTATCAGAAAGTAATTTACCAACAATACTTTCTGGATTGCCTTGCAGTCTAGCAGTAACTCTTACAGTCTCATTGAGTAGTGCTTCTTCTGATACTAGTGCAATGGTGTATACTTGAGTGTTTTGTTGCGTGTATCTGTTGGCAACTTTCCAAACTCTAAAATTATACTCAAAATTTTCTTCTCTAATATTAGTCTTGACAGCGATTTTTACTTTTTCCATACCTTGAATAGGTAGGTTCTGTAGTAATCCACCACTATCAACTGTTACCATCGTAGCAGATACAAATGGCATGTATACACTTTCAACATAATTAACGCTGGATATCAGTGCAGTAATATCCAGCGTCTCACCATAAACAGATGTTATCTGAACTCCAGAGAGTTTGAAGTCTGTTGTAGATTGAAAAGTTTCCATAATCAAGCAGACCTCATAATAGAAAGACTAGAGTACATTTGCAGTCCCTGAGATTCAGATCCTGCTGCTGCTTCATCTGTGACTGGTACACCACTAGAACCTGCATTTGCCGCACTAGCAACTTCTGGCATTACAACTGTTGTTGCTTTTCCATTAAGTGCTCTATCTGCAGCTGCAACCTCAGTAGAAGCACCACTCACTGCTGCTGCTTGATCTTTATTTGCTGGTTCTAGTCCATCTGTTTGTAATCTATGTCTATATCTTGACTGGAATGCTTCTACTAGACCAGTAACTTTCGTTGGGTCTACTTTTTCTTTACCCATTCCCATGAAACCACCAGTGGTTATATCCCAACCACTATCGGTTTTTTTGAATGTATAATTTTTACCCTTCATTCCAACGTCAAGGGTGCCACCAGTTTTCAGTCCATAATTATTATTTCCAAGTAAAGAAGTAGAAGATCCTACTCCATTACCATCACCCTCATTTTCACCTTTTTTGATTTTATCCATATCACTCTTAACCTTATCAGAATCTGCCGCTTTTAGTTTATTCAGATAAGATTGTGGATCAATTTTGGTGCCACCCTCAATTCTTTCTAAGTGCAGGTGCTGTCTACCAAGAGGATATCTAGGGTGTGGCCAGTATTCAATTGTAGCGATCTTATCGCCTGCTTTTACTTCATCACCTATTTTAACATTTGGTCTAACGTGACCATAGACATTCTTGGTTCCATCAGCATGTTTAATAACAACACCATCTCCATGACCACCAAAGTTAGGGTAGATATCCTCAACAACACCACTTTCAATTGCTTTTACTTCAGCGTTAGGATCAACACCAATGTCAAGACCTTTGTGATCTGTAGAAGCACCAGCAAGTCCAGTGTCTCTCGATCCAAATCCACTAGTAAATGCAGGTCTTCCACCAAGGAATGAATCGTAGGTTCCTTTAAGTGCTCCTGGTGTTGCTTGCGCTGCATTTGTCTTTGCTGCACCTTTTAATTCTGGTTGTTTATCAGCACCGTTGCCTCCCGTCAGTCTCTTAAACATGTCACCAATACCACCTAGTACATTAGGCATCTCGGGCAGTTTAGGGAAAATACCTTTGAGTGCCTTCCATAGACCATCTATGACTTTTTTAAATGCACCGAAGAGCACTTTATAACCCATATTTTCCCAGAAAAATCCAGAAACTTCAGCAAGGACCTTTCTACCTTTTTTCTGTGCAGTAATCATGCCCTGACCGAGCATTTCACCGATTTTAAGCGTTTCTTTGGACTTACTACCACTCAAAGTCAACTCTGTTCCATGCATCATGGACAGATAACCTGTTTTGGGACCACTTGTAAGTCCACCACCTGCCATTGATGGCATACTGGTTGCATCTCTTGCCATCAATGCAGCATCAATACCTAAAGATGCAGCAGTTCCCAATCCAGGGATCATACTTGCTCCACCAGATGCAAGTTCTAGACCAGCACCAGCAAAGTCACCTGCCAATGCTCTCTGTCCAGCAAATAGTGCTGCAGCACCAAGTCCTAAGAATGGGATTTTCTTGATACCCATTTTAAGACCACCCTTAAGTAGTCCTTTGGTTGCACCTTTTGCTGCTCCTTTACCCAGGAGTTTACCACCAAGTCCTTTTAAACCTTTTAAACCTTTACCTAATCCACCTAAACCTTTTAATAGACCACCGCCTTTACCGCCCAGTAATCCACCGAGCATACCCATGATGCCACCGCCGCTGCCACCTTTACCACCTGCAGCGTCTGGTGTGATGGCGCTGCTAAGGTCGCCACCCTTCTCCATGGCATTCTCTTTCGCAGCAGCAAGTTGCCTAGTGAACATTGCTTCACTAGACTGAATTTCCTGAGTTGCTAATTGTGTATCGTTTGCAGTCTGTTCTCTGATCGCATTTTCCATGCGAACAATTGCTGCAGTATTTTGAGATAGAGCAGCAACAATTTGAGATCCACTATCTCCACCAACATTGTCTCGTGCTGCTGCTTTGGCATCACGGATTTGCTGACCAAGAGTTTTTCTCTCACCACCAGCAGCGTCACTATAATCAAATCGAGCTCCTTCTGCTGCACTCTTCTCAAACAATGCTGCATCAATTTGCCCAGATTTGTTGAGAAAATTAGCAGCATTCAATCCTTTTGATACGGACGAACCCATATCAACAAAAGATCCACCTTTTTTACCACCAGCAGATCCAGCACCTGGGGCGGCACCAGCGCCTGTCGCTCCGCCAGGAGGAAGCGCAGGACCACCACGCTGTACCATATTAGATAAAGCGCCACCCATGGCATTCTTTATCGCAGATGATCCACGTTTTGCTAGAGAACCACCTTTACTAATTTCTTCTTGTACTTTTACTTCCTGAACATCTGGTTCTTTGTAGATGTCAGTATTTTGTCCTTTTTTGACAATGGCAAGGGAACCGCCAGTTTCTGGAGGTGCTCCATTCTTCTTACCACGATCACCAAACGCCTTCAATAAGTCACCGATTGTCTTAAAAAGACTTAGGTCCTTATTATTTGCTGCTTCTGGTGTAAGGTATCCGTGTGCCATTATCGTTGTTTAGCGATTGCCTCTTGTTCTTTTTTGACTTGATCTAAGTATTGGATCAACAAAGTTGTGTAAACTTGTCGCTCCCAAGGCATCATATTTTCAATCTCTGTCAAGCTATATTTATGGTGCTGCATTAAAGCAAAGTTGGTCTTAAAGTACCCCTCCAAACTATTGTGGAAGAGTGCTATCCGAAAAAACTTGCTAATCCCTCAATCGTGAATTCTGATTCTTCACCAGTATTTGGATTTGTGACGGAAAACGTGTGTGAAAGCGTAGGAGCAGTTTCAAAGAATTTCTGTAATTCTTCAAATTGAGAATTAGTCAAATTTTCTACAAATTCAACAAATTCCTTCTTTGAAGTAGTAGAACTGTCATATACGTCTTCACCATCATAAATTTGATCAATGCAATTTGCAACAACACTCAATACATCAGTTGCATCTGGTTGAATACCAGCAATCGAAGATTTGACAAAATCCTTCAAAGAAGGATATTTCATAACGATACCCATTTTGTCAGAAAGTTCGATTTTGTTAGTATGACCTTCTGGGAAGTTTACCTGTACATCACCTAGATTGATATTGTACTTAACTTGCGTTTTACCGTCATCTTTGCAAGTTACGTTCATTTCGACCATTTCACCAACAGAGACGGCACGAATTTGGAGGAAGATATACTCCAAATCAAAAATTGGCAATTCGTCGATTTTTATGCGACTTTGGATACAACCTTTTAATAGTTGTCTGACAGCATCTTCAATATTCTTCTCATCCTGAGATTCTAGTGCTATCAGCAGTAATTTTTCTTCTTTTACGACAAATGGGCGAAATTTGACTTTTTTGCCATTTGAAGGAATTGTTAACTCATACGTTGGTAGAGCAACCTGTGGTAATGCCATTATGTTTAGACCAGATCATATGTATATTTAGCGCGACTTTCAGAACCAAAAATTAGCGGAAAAAATTTTCCCCCTTTCATGGAATTGAAAAGTCAATTTTGAAATCAAGCAAATGGTGATGTTGAGGTTGCATTTGTAGGTAGATCATTTGCTCCAAGTGAAAGGTCAGGACCATCTTTTGTAACTACTGGTCTCTGTGCTCCTGTCACAAATTTAGGTGGTTGTGATTTAATTCTACCTACAGCATATGC